TAACTTCTTGCAAAAGATTCAGCAAGCTGATGACTTCAAGATTACATTTGAATCTGATTTCAAAAAAACCGGAGTTGCCGAGAGAATAGGCTTGCAGGATAATACTCTTCAATTCTATGTTGAGAATGCTCTGCCTAAGTTTGGAAGCCTTGAGACTTGGTCTTTTAATGTGTTTCTTAAGACCTATCTGCAAGATTCCAATGCAATTGTGGCAGTGTTGCCATACTATGAAGACTTTGTTAAGAATCCAGCAGGGGTTACCACATTAGATTGGTCGAAGCCTTACCCACAGACAATCTTCTCCGAGGATTTAATATTTGAGGAAGAATCTTTTGTCATTGTTAAGGCTGAGGATTATGAGGACATGAATCGCAAAAAGTGGGATCAGTTTTTGTGTATTACAATGGAAGGCTTAGTCCTATTCAGGCAAGTCAATCAGTACACTTATGACAATCCTTTTCAAGTCTTTTTCCTGCCTTATACATTCTCTTACCTCCCTGTTATCAAGGTTGGAAGCGTTATTTATGAAGAAGAGGATGGTCATTTGGTTTTTGATTCAGTTCTTGCTCCTTGCCTGCCTGCTTGGAATGAAGTATTATTTCGGACAGATGACCTAAACATCCTTTGGGCTACACATGCCTTGCCTCAGAAGTGGGCATTGAAGATGTCTCCTTGCAAGACTTGTAATGGCACAGGACAACGCACAAACAGAAAGGAGGAAAGAGTAGGCTGTAATGATTGCCAAGGCTCAGGAAGGGCATCAAGCAGTCCATTTGGATTAATGGAAATTAACATTGACAGAGTTAGTGCTGTTAATCCTAATCCTATTGTGCCTCCAGTGCCTCCGGCTGGATACATTGAGAGACCTACTGAGACAGTAAGGTTATTCCAGGAAGACATCATTCAAAAAGAGTTTCAAGGATTTAAAGCTATAGGCTTGGAATTGCTTGGTCAGATTCCAGCAGCTCAATCAGGGATTGCTAAGGAGTATGACAGAAAGGAGCTAAACACCTTTTGCTACTCAGTAACTGTTCACTTGGCTCAGGTTTACACTAAGGCTTGCTTTCACATCCTTTATCAAAGGTATAACAGCCTCTTTGCTTCTGCCTTAATGGATAGTGATAAGGTGAAGGCTGCTTTGCCTCAGATTACAGTGCCTACTGACTTTGATGTTATGACCACTGACATGATTGGTGAGATGCTAACTAAGGCGAGGCAAGGGAACTTTGACCCACTAATTATCTCAGGAATTGAGAATGATTATGTTGAGAAGCTTTATGGTGAGAACTCAATCCAGCAGTCTTACCTAAAGATATTAAAGCAACTTGATCCTTTGCCTTATAGGACAGTTGATGAGAAGACATTGCTACTAAACAGCCAAGGATGCACTCTCCAAGATTATGTCTTGAGTGCTAATCTTCCAGCCTTTGTGATGCAATTGGTTGATGAGAATGCAATGTGGTATGACTTGCCTGTTCAGGTTCAAAGGACACAAGTGGAAGCAATGGCAGCAGTTAAGGTTGCTCAGATTAAGTCTGCTGTTGTGCCAATCATGCCTGAAGGAATGTAATGCCGACAGAGAAGCAATTAGCCATCATTAGGAAAATCCAGCAGATTCAGCTGGATATTGAGAATGGGATGGCTGATTCCTTACCTAAAGTATTTAAGACCTTAAGCAATGAAGTAATTGACTTAGCCTCTGAATTAAGTCTTGATCCTAAAGATAGGGCTAAGACTTTGAGGGAAATGGTAAAGCTAAAGAAGGACATTGCTGATACTATAGTCAATAATGCAGCTTATCAGACTGAGGTTGTGGCTGTGATTAATGGCTACAAGGCACTTGCTGAAGCATCCAATGAATATCTAAGTTTAATCCTTGATGACTTTTCTCCGAAAACTGAACTTTATAAAGCCATTCTTGACACTAACATTGAAGTTACTAAGGATGCTCTTATAGGTGGTGGTATAAGAAACAATTTCAGCAATGCGATTCAAGAAGTCCTAAAAAGCAACATTGCCGGAGTAAGCAACAGGGCAGAACTTAACAAGACTCTGAGGCAGTTTATAGAAGGCACACCGGAGGATTTGCCATTCTTGAATAGATATATTAAGCAGACAACAAACGACTCTGTAATGGCCTTCAATGCAGAGTACATTCAGACAGTAAGCGAGGACTTAGGTGTTGAGTATTATTTGTATGCCGGGACAATCATAGAAGACACAAGGCCATTCTGTTCAGCAAGAACAGGCAGATTCTTCACCACTGAACAGGTAAAGGATTGGGCTAATCTTAAAGGCTGGCAAGGGAGAATGTCAGGAACTAATGCAAACACAATCTTTATCTATCGAGGTGGCTATAATTGCAGGCATCAGCTTTGGCCTGTAAGCCAAGAGCAATATTATGCAGCCAAGGAGGCTGGTAGAACCGGAGTCAAGTAATTACATTAAGCTTACAAGGACTTATCGTAATTAAGTAAGTCTGAGATTGGAAGCAGATGCTTCTGCTCAACAATAATTCTTAGGCCATGCCCAAGGTCTTTGACTTCAGATACTGAATCAATCAATTGTTTTTCGATATAACCTAATATCTGAACTAATAGATCAGGCTCTGAGCAATAGCAAAGAACAAACAAGTCAGCAGCTATTTCCTTTTTATTATTGAAGACAAGCCTGCCAGTCTTATACTTTGTGGACTTGACTTGCACATTAAGCTTGCCTAAGTATATGTCAGTCTCTCCTCCATCACCTTGAAGATTAATGGTTGTGTCAAATGGCAAACCGAGATATTTAGCGACTGCATATTCACCCATTACTCCAAGCATGTCAGCTTGTTCTTGAGTGTTGCCCCATCTTAAAACAGAATGTCTATTAGGTTTGACAATGTCTTTAAGATAATGTCTGCCTGATGCTAATACCTTGAGAAATTTGATTTCTCTATCCGTAAAGTTAATCGACACTTCATAAATCAGTTTGCAATAATAAGGGAAAAAAAAGGATATTTGGGTATGAAAAAAGCAAAAAGTGGGGGAGGTTCGCCTACTAAAATCACCTTTGGCAAGAGAAGGGAAGGCAAGCATTCAAAGAGCAGAAAGCCTAAAGGAGGCAGGGCTAAGAAATATATTGGACAAGGAAGATAATGGCAGAGAAGAAGTTTAAGGCTAAGGTGAATGGCAAGACTGTCAAGTTCGGGGCTAAAGGATACTCTATTGCCCCTGGCACTGCTAAAGGTGACAGCTATTGTGCAAGATCAGCAGGCATTAAGAAGTGCGCAAAGCCACCTTGTGCTAATGACCTAAGCAGGCAAGCTTGGGGTTGTGTAGGGAAGAAATCGGTTAAAAGTGCTGCCAAGAAATTCAAAAGGAATTAATAACTTTACCCTATGCAATTAAAGCACTTTACACTTGCTGAATTTGACTCACCTGATGCTCCTGGTTCAGGGGCTAAGATGAAACCTGAATTTCTGCAAAGGCTTGACAATGCTCGGTCAATTGCTAAGATTCCTTTCGGAATAAACTCAGGGTTTAGGACAAAGGCCCATAATGATAAAGTTGGAGGGGTTGATTCAAGTAGTCACACCCAAGGTTGGGCAGCTGATATTGCTTGTAAAGATGGGGCTAAGAGATGGACAATAATTAATGCTCTTCTCAAATCCGGTATAACCAGGATAGGTATTGCATCAAGCTATATTCATGCCGACTGCGACCCGACTAAGCCTGCCAATGTTATTTGGACTTACTAATTAATGACAGCAGAACTAAAGGAGGAATTGGTAAAGTTTGGCTTTGATTTACCAGCTTATGGGGCAATCATGCTCACTAAGATTGCCGATGTGAATACAAGCAATTTCTCCGATGCAGAAAACTACATGTATGATCATGGATGGCTTTGGCTTCTTGTTCTCCGGTTTGGAAATGTAATTTGGGACTTACACCATAAGTTATCAAAGCAGATTACTGTTCAGATAGATGGGCAGTCCGTGAAGATTAGTGGGTATGGTAAGATATTAAGAGAAATTAAAAAGTTACTAAAATGAGAAAAACAGATACACTTTTACTCCTTGTTTTTTTTGTAATCTATATCGCCTTTGATCGTTACATTGCTTATGATGTTGAATCAAAAATCAGTGATGACATTCAGTACTTGGCTAAGAGTACCCTCAACACGAAGCTTGATGTGGCATATCTTAACTCAAGAATTGACAGCGTACATGTTCAAAATCAAGCACTGGCTGAGACTGTCTTATATTTGGATTCATGCCTGCAAAACAAGACACAAAAAGCAGACAGAGCAGAACGCAGAGGCAAATTCGTGGGAGGACTAATCAAAGGTCTGTTCCCGGGCATTTGAACTCACACCTCTATTCAAAGAGGATGCAAGTCTATGCCTACACTTGCACTTCAGTTGTACTTGTAGGCATGCTCCTTGGCACTGGCTACTTATACCAAGTAGAGAAAGTAAGTGCATCTGACAGCGTGCTGATGTTTATACTTGGTCAAGTACTCGGTGCTTGGGTAGCTTTAACGAACAAGATTTTCCGAATTACTACACCTGCAATATCTCAAGAAACCTAACTAACTTGCGCTTATGAATTGCTTACAGAATTACATCGGTCTTCAGGGTTGCAGTGCTGATGTGCCATTGTCAGGAGTCTATATCAATGACTATCCTGGTATGAGTTCAGAACTTATGGAGAAGATTGCTACTCCTGAGCAAGCCTCTTACATCGGAATGTGGAACTCGGCTCAGGCTGTAGGCTATGTAAGAATCAAGAGAGACATTCAGCTTGCTTTATTCCAATCAGCAGAGGCTCAGCTTGATCAAGTCTTGTTTCAGACAAGCAAGAACTTTGTCCAGCAGTGGCAACAGATTCAAGTTGTTCCTCAAGAGGCAATCTTAAAAGGAGCATTCGTAAGCATTCAAGGAAGCAAGTATCTTAGCATTCGGATTAAACAATTGTTTGTCTATAATGCTGGAAGTACAGTTGTTACTGCATGTCCTTGGTATATCTATCAAACTCAAGATGGAAGCATTCTTGACCAAGGCACTTATGACATGCAACCAGGGATGAATTATGTTCCTGTAAACAATGAGTTCTATTCTGACTTTGATAAGATTAACATCATGGCTGCTGTTGATTGCACAAACTTAGAAACCACCACAGGAATGTTTATTGATTGGGGCTGGAATCAGATGGAGTTGGAATGTGCGACAAGATTTACTTACCTGTGGAGGAATGGCTGGAGCATCTTCCCTGTGACTGCTCCATTAGGCTATGGCTTCGGGGATAGCTGGAGTCAAGACAATAGCCAATCAGGTGTCTACATGGATGCTCAGCTTCTATGCTCATTAGATAGCTTTATCTGCCAGCAGAAAGAGTTCTTGGTTGATGCTTGGGCTAATCTGCTTTGCTATCAGATCCTTTGGGCAAAGGTTGCCTCTCCAAGGGCTAATTACTTTAGCCAAGGCAACAGAGAGTTCACAGAGAGGGCAATGGCTACCTTCCTTGATGGCTATAATCAGAGCCTTGCAATTTGGGCAAGACAATTGAATCTAAGAGGCGAAGGCTTATGCTTTAATTGTGACAATGCTGGATTGATTCAGCAAGGCTTTGTTAGGCCTTAGTTATAGATTTGATAACATCTAAATGATTAGATTTTATTTCTGCTTTAGCAGCAATATTATATTCCGGTCTAAAATATTTAATCAAACTATTTTCTAATTCGAATAGTTGATTTTTTGGACAACTAATAAAAAAAACAGAATCAAAATTTTTGATGCCTTCTTTATAGTGAGTATAAACTCGAACACTTACATTTTCTGCTTGACCGACATATTTTATTTTACCATCTAAGCATAAAAAATATATGCCGGATGTTGTAAAAACATTTCCAATAGGCAATTCATATAAGTTTTCGATAATTGAAAGTTCATCCGGTATTTTACTTTTTACTTTAAAATTATATTTATCAAAATAAATAAAATTATGTTTTTGCTCAAAATGTCCTTGTTTATATTCAATATATGTATTTACAAACCAATCATTTAATTCAGATGGTATAAACCATATCGTTTCTTCTTTTGTTATTGGATTAGTTATTAAATAGTGTGGGCAGATTTCGTTTTTTGCAAGACTTATAATATCATCATCATTTAAAATATCTTTGATTTTGCCTTTGCAATCAGCTATTGACTTTAATTTATTAGCATCTACCATAATCAAAACTTCTCTGCTTGCTCAACTGCTCGGTTCAAATACCACTGAGCCTTTTTTAAATCCTCAAGCTTGCTTCCTTTCTTGCCAGCTCTGCTGATATATTTTACCACATTGCCAAGGTGGAAATCAAGTTCCCAAGCTTCAATGACCTTGATTGCCTCATAGGTGTTGTCCTCTCCACCATAATGCTGAGGATGGTCAATTAATACATTAGGCTTATGAGTAGTATCTGCCCCGAAATAGTCTGTTATTGCGCCCATAGTTACCAAGAGTAAAAAAGTGGTTTAGGATCATCAACATCATTCATAGTGGTAAGCCTAAAGTCATCAATTGATTTATAAAGTTTTCCGTTATGTAAATAGCCTGCAATCCTCGGTCTTGACCTCATGTTAATCAGTTCAGCCTTAATTAAGACATCATTGCAATCAATGTGACCTTCATGGTCAATTATCCAGTCAATCAGTTCCTGAAGCTGAGTTGGTTGCATGTGCAAATGTATAATTATT